AAATGTTAACAACGTAACATTCAGTAACGGTACTGACCAGTTTATGATTGACCCATACTGGGGTACGAGTGGTCAAGTCTTAGCGTTTACCCCTGGTGGCGGTAGTGGTGGAACATGGGGACCTAGCAACGTAGTTCGTGATAATTTAATAAGACTCTATATGGAGGTTATGTAATGCCATTGGCACAAAAGCGTTTAGTTGGCCCAACCCAACTAACAACAACAACATCTACGGTTCTGTATACGACACCGATTAATACTACGACTATCGCAAAGCAGATTATTCTGTGCAATACGACTGGTAGTGCGGTGACGGTAACACTCGTGCTAAAGCCGTTGAATGTTTCGCAAGCATCAAGTCAGAACTTCACAAACGCACTTTCACTTGCGGCAAACGAAACCGTATTGCTTTCAACAAACTTAGTTTTGAATAATAACGGAAGTACTGCAAACGCAACAAACAGTGACCAGATTATTGGTTCTGCAAGTTCAAATACCGCAGTAAATATTATTGTTACAGGTATTGAGGAGTCGTAATGGCATCCTTCGTTCGTGTGAACGGAACTGGGATATCAACGGCTGAAGCAACCTCATCTATCTCCAGCGCATTAGTTGCTACTGCTACGTACCTGAACTTGCCAGACCCTGTTTACGGAACAGGTATTGATGGTGATGCAACAATTTCTTCAAACACTTCTCTTACATCTGACAAGTTTTATAATAACTTGACAATTGCTGATGGGGTGCAGTTAACTCCTAATGGTTACCGAATCTTTGTTAGAAACGTGCTTACTCTTGGGCCAAACTCTGTAATTGGGCATAGCACTGGTTTTTCAACGGCTGGAACACTTGCTCAAGGTGGAGCAACTGGAACTGCTGTAACACATAGCCTTGGTGGAGCAAGTGCTTCACAAACAGCAACCGCACCAACAGCGGCTTTAGGTAGTTCTGTGTATTACCAACAACCACTTCAAGCAATTCGTGGGTGGGCAGTAACCGCAGCAAGTACAACCCCTACCTTTCTTCGTGGTGGTGCTGGTGGAGCGTCTGGCGCTGGCGGTGGCGTAGTGCTTATCTCTGCTAGGTACATTACAGTATCTTCAGGAACTGCATACTTTAAGGCCCCTGGAACTGCTGGTTCTGGCGGTGGCGGTGGTGGTGTTATTCTTGTTGTATCTTCTGCTGCATCACTCAATTCCTCAGTGACTACTGATGTAACTGGAGGAACTGGCTGTTCTGCTGGGACAGTAAACTACATGCAGGTGGCGTAATGGGACTCATTGATAGGTTTTCACCAACACGAACAACTCCAGTTCAAAAAACTGGCCCAGATAAACTGTTTGGTAATGGTGTTGACGGAACCGTTGTTATAAGCACAAACCAGTTTCTATCAAGAGACATGTATTACAACACTCTTACCGTAAACAATGGTGTAACACTTTTTACAAATGGTTTTAAAGTATTTGTAAAAGACACGCTTACAAATAATGGAACTGTTGGTATGCCTGCTGGTGTTTCCCAAACAACGTCTGTTTTGGCTGGAACAGTTTTAACAAGAATTGATAACAGTGCTGGATTTTCCACAACCAACTCAATTGACTCAGCAAACTCATCAGGAACTCTTTCTGCTGGAAATGTTAAAGACCATGAGGCTCTTTTGTATGGGGTTTTCCAATCTGGAGGTTCTTTAGCAAGATGGTACGCAGGCGCACAAGGAACCACTGGTGATTCTGGAGGTAACGGAAATAACGGTACAGCAAACCCTGGTGGTGCTGGAAGTGGTGGAAACTCAACTGCTGGAAACCCAGGGACTGCTGGGACAGCAGGAACAGCAGGTTCTGGTGGTGCTGGAGGACAAGGCGGCGGAATTGTTGTAGTTGTTGCAAAGACAATTACTGGAACTGGAACATTTGTTAGCGAGGGGACTACTGGTTCGTCTGGAAATCCTGGAAATGCTGGAAACCCAGGGACTGCTGGAAACGCTGGTCATACACAGGCTGGAACTTCGGCGCACAACCCAACTGGGCATCAATCTGCACATAACCCAACTGGTCACGCAGTGGGTCACAACCCAGGTGGTCACAGCCCAGAGCAATCATTCCATCACCCAGGCGGTCACACTTTTAACGGCAAATTCCACCACTCACACGGCGGTCATCACCATGTGAATGCTAACGCCGTGCATCACCCTGGAAATGCCTTTCACTATTCCCACCCAGGAAGCAATTATCACTACTCGCACCCAGGAAACCAATACCATAACCCAACGTACCCTGGCGGAGCCGCAGGAACAGCAACCCCTGGAAACGCTGGGTCAAATGGAGCAACTGGTACTAATGGAAAAACTGGTGGCTTAACAGTTATGACTAGGAGTATAAGCACACACATTCCTACAGCGATTACTACGTTTGTTGCTGATGTAGATGGGTAGTGTATGATTGACGACATAGAAGTAAGACAAAGTTTAGGATTTAGCGAGGAGTTTTCAGTGGCTATTAATTTTTCAACTATGGATAGTTCGGAGCGACTTGAGGTTGCTAACCGTACAAAAGAAATTGCTTTAAAAGCAATTTATGAGTTAATTCTTCGCCTTGGGCAAGACCCAGAAACATTTGATGAATCAACTTTGGTTGTCCCAACAGACCAGTCAGACCCTGATTTTGTTATAAAGCGAGATTTAAAAGCAAATATTGACCAACTAGCATGGGTTGATGCTTTTCTTTTAACTATCTAAAGCATAAACCAACAATTCTCCCTGTGCTAGGATGCACATATGAAACACACTGAACTTGGCCCGTGCATAATCCAGTACGACAACGTATTTAGTACTGGTAATTTTATTGAATTACTAGAAGGGGAATGCAAACAAGATTGGGGATATTTAAATTGGTATCAAACAACCATCGGTTCTAACGCAAAACAAACGGTCACTAACCACAGGTCTTCGTTAGGTTGTGAACTAGCACCACTTCAAGTGGACAAGAGTTTGATAAGTGTTGACAGAATTAAACCAATCGCTGAAAAGTGGATGTCAATTAGGGAAAAACTAGAAGATGCAATTTGGCATTACAGAAATATGTACTCCTTGAATATGGAAAGAGATGAGGGGTTTCGGGTTCTTAAGTACGGAAGGGGGGCTGAGTACAAAGGACATGTTGACCACGCTCCAGAAAATGCCAGAATCCTTAGTCTTGTTGGGTTTTTGAATGACGGATTTAGTGGTGGTGAACTTGTATTCCCATTGTTTGATGTGACAGTAAAGCCAAAGGCTGGAAGTATTATTTTGTTTCCATCAAACTTTCCTTACTACCATTACGCAAACCCAGCAGGTTTGGAAGATGAAACAATTAAGTACTCGTTTGTAACTTGGTTTCAATGATATGCAAAAAAACATATGTATTGTTGGGTATGGCACTGCTGGCTTACTAGCCGCAATCATTCTTAAAGGACACTTTCCTAGATACTCTTTTACCGTTGTATCATCAAGCAAGATTGGGATTATTGGGGTTGGTGAGGGTTCAACTGAGCATTGGAGGATTTACTTCCAAGACGCACATAATTTAGATGTTTCTGAGATGGTAGAACAATGTGCAGCAACGCACAAGTATGGAATTAGGTTTGAAAACTGGACTAACCATACTCCAGATTACTTTCATAGTGTAAGCGGTGGAGAAGTTGGGCCAAACCATTTTGCTGCTAATTATGCGTTTGCTCATGAAAACGGAATATTGTTGACTAATTCAATGATTACTCATTTATACAACAACAAAATACCATTGAATAGAACCAACCCACACCACGCAGTTAACCAGTTTCATTTTGATACATTTAAATTAAATACGTACTTAACCCGTGTTGCAAAAGCAAGAGGAATTATGTTTATTGATGATGAGGTTTCATCAATAACTAGAGATACAGAGACTGGTTTTATTGAGTCAATAAACCTGGCTAGTAATGCACCTGTATCAGCAGACTTTTACATAGACGCATCTGGGTTTAGTAGAGTACTAATGAACAAACTTGTTGATGCAGATAAAGATTTTGAATCATATAGAAAGTATGTTCCATGCGATTCTGCGGCAGTGTTCCCAACGCCACCAGACGAATCTGGGCAAATTAGACCATATACAAGAGCACGTGCTATGCCTAGTGGTTGGATGTGGGAGATACCTACTCAAGAAAGAAGGGGGAATGGGTATGTGTTTGCTTCTGACTTTTGCACAGATGAACAAGCAGTAAAAGACATATCTGTTGCCCACGGTAAAGATATAGAACCAGCGAAAATCATCAGGTTTAAGTCTGGTTATTATAAAACTGGATTGGCATATAACTGTGCTACGGTTGGGCTGTCCTCATCGTTTGTTGAACCGTTAGAAGCAACAGCAATCAGTACAGCAATTCAACAGGCAAGAATGCTCACATCTGTTCTTTCTGTTTTTAAAAAAGAATCCTCGTCTGTTGTAGCACATTACAATAATCAGTTTAAATCACTTATGGAAAACATTGTGACTATGGTTGCTCTCCATTATATTTCTGATAGAAATGATACGGAAATGTGGAGAGAACAACAAAAAGCAGATAAACCAGAATTGTTAAAGCATCTACTTGAAATCTGGTCGGAACGCTGCCCAGAGGCATATGATTACCCAATATTTGGGTATGAACTATTCCAAAACGCACATTTATGGCACGTTGCTCAAGGACAGGGTGTTATACCTAAACATGTTGCTACAGAACAGTTAAACGCCTTTGGTTCTCGCAACCCAGCCGCTAAGATCATGGCAGAGAAAAAGATTGAAGCCCTTAAATTAGAACTGGTTGACCATGCCTCTATTTTCAAAAAAGCGTAGTGTACTTAAAGGGGATATTTTTGAAGATATCCCAGAACCAAAACCAAACGAACTTTTAGCAGTCCCAATCTCAAACACTCTTTGGCATCCAGATGTAGCAGTGCATAAAAGCAGAGAAAAAATACCAGCGTGGTATAAAGAAGCCACTGGTGGAACAAGTGGTCTTAAACGGTGCTACGGGCTGGGTGACTATATAAAAGTTGGGTACACCATACCGCTATGGGCAAAACTTGATATTAGGTTGCCAATCAGTAAATTAGACAAAGGTTGGGATGCACGTTACGACCTAATTAATCCACGTCTTTATGAACTAGAGATGCTTGAGGAATACCAGTTTCAAGAACATTTTTCTAGAGAAATGCTTTTAGGAAACCAATTTCCAGCAGAACAGGCTGGTAAATGTCCTGTTGCAGCAATCAAATCAAGAGAAAATTCATCATATTTAAAATTAACCAATCCGTGGTTATTTAAAACTGCTCCAGGGTACTCAACCCTATTTATACACCCTCAATGGGAACCAAACGATAAGTACCATGTTATGTCTGGAGTTGTTAACACGGACTACTATCATCATTGTAATGTTGTTATAAATATCACAACATCATCTGAGTTCTCTATAAAAGAAGGAACACCAATGCTTCATGCGATTCCATTTAAGCGTTCAGATGGTATTAAAAATTCTGAATTGATTAAAGGTGACGCAGGTTTGCATAAAATTTTAAATGATTTAGGGTTTGATAATGTTCATAGGTCAACAAGTTGGGAAGGTGCTTACAAGCACGAACAATCAAAAATTGATAAGAAATTGGGTTAAATATGGATAGAGTTGTGTTTTGCCAGTCTGAAAAGTTTATTGATGAAGCGGTAACGCTTGCTAAAGAGTGGTCTTTACCAATCCAAATTGGAGACTCGGATAGAACAAAAGATTTAGATTTTGATAGGACAAAAGTAAAAGTAATACAAATACCTATCAACAGTGGTTTTGGCCCGTTTCCAGCAGTAGTAGAACCGCTTAAACCAATAGTCCTTCACTATTACAATGACTACATTGATTGTTCGTTATTAAATGTTTATATGTCAACAGAGCAATCATTAATGACAAAGACACATAAATTAGAAGTGTTTGTAAACGATAAGCATTACATATCAATACCTTTGTTTATGGAACTTATGGGCCATTACTCCATATCTGTTCAGGATGATAACGGTGAACTATCAAAAATAAGGTTTGCTGTAAGTACGGGAACTTTAGATGAGATAACTGCATATGATTGAGTTTGTTGGTCATAAGTCTCAGCACATTGCCTATGCTGACGGTTTAATCCCAAATGAGGATTGTGACTCACTTATAGAAGCATGCAAATCAAACTACGAAAAATTGTTTTCTTTTGGTCCAACTATTTCTGGGGTAAACACATCTGTAAAATCTTCTATGGATTTTAATTTTTCTCCAGAAACATGCAAAGAATTAGGGGTTAACTCAAGTGTTTTTGAGTCCACGTACATGTCAATTAGGGATGGGCTGTCATCTGCAATAGCCCTTTACATTGAGGCATATCCAGAGTTGCACCAATCTGAGGGACTTTACGATAGCGGATTTAGATTACAGCATTACCAAAAGAATGGTGGGTACTACAGAAGACACCACGATGGAGCACCTTGGGACCAAGACCCTTTTAATAGGCGAGTATTTGCAGTTATTATTTATTTAAATGATGTTGCTCGTGGTGGTGGGACAATTTTTCCAGAGCATGACTTAACCGTTAATGCGGTAAAAGGAAGAATAGCGTTGTTCCCATCAACGTGGACACACCCCCACTCTGGTCGTGTTCCAGTTTCTGGAGATAAATGGATTATTAGTTCGTTTATCCATTGCTATAGGCGTGGGGACACCGTTATTACCCCAACACAAATGTCGGATGAGGAAATAGCAAAAATTGTTGATAATGTCTAGTCATGAAAAAAAATGATGAATACATAGATGTTTATTGGGCACCGTATTGGAACGCAGCAATAACCTACGACTTAAACCACTTGTTTCCATCACCTACTTCTTTGCACGAAGATTGCATGAAGAAGTACACACCACAACGTAGGCCAGACGTATTCTTTAACTGCCCAGCAGTTGCAAACAAAATGAAAAATACATTTGTATTTGAAAACACAGTTGATACCCACATTAAATTTGTAGACGGAAATCCAACTTACAGAGAACCAGAGAGGCTTCAAAGAATTGGGACTTTGTTGCACGAACCAACCATGAATGACAACTTGCTTGTCAATTATGATTACTCACTTCTTTTTTTCTCAAGTGAAAGCCTAGTTGCTTCAATGACTTCTCCATACTTTCATAATGTAGAAAGTAATAAATACGGAATGCTCGTGCCTGGAGAGTTTGACATTGGTAAATGGTACAGACCAATGAACGCTGAGTTCAATCTTTGGGATGGGGTAGACGAATTGCATGTCGCCGCAAATGACCCTATTTTATACGTACAGTTTCATACAAATAAAAAGATACGTTTGCATAGGTATCAGGTAACCAAGCGGCTAAATACGATTGCTACATCACTAATTCACATAAACCCATTAAAGAAATTTGCAAAACTTACTGAAAAATACGAACTTTTTAATAGGTCGCAATTACGTTCTCAAATACTGACGGATATACAAAACAACATAGTGCAGGTTACATGCGAGTAGAAGTTACAGAAGCACCATCTAGGGAATGTGGAACATGTACAAGGTGTTGTGAGGGTTACCTTTTTGGGGAAATTAACGGTAATAAGTTTTATAATGGTCGCCCTTGCCATTACGTGAGTCCAGGTAAAGGATGTACTATTCACGAAGACAGGCCAGCAATGTGCAGAGCATTTAAATGTGCTTGGTTATCTGACCCACGTGTACCTGAGTGGTTAAAGCCAGAACTGTCAGATGCCATTATGTCCTTCACGGCTGTTGAAGGTATCCCGTATCTAAGCCTTTTAGAGGCTGGTAAAAAGATGGATTCAAAAGTCTTGAGTTGGGTATTCTTGTTTGCTATGGAAAATTTGTATAACCTTGCTTACCAGGTAGAAGGTGGTATGAATACAATTGGGTCAAACGAATTTAAAGACGCTTTTAAACGATACAAATGATAAGACATGCTTAAGCCATCAGAAATCGTACAAGTAACTCGCCGTTGGGGAGATAGGGATTATTGGACAAAAGTAAATGCTATTGAGGCTTGGGCTTTTATGACCAAGATTTCAATTATTGTTCCAGGTCTTATCTTTGACAAGCAATGGTGGTGGATGTACATTTTTGCCCTTGTGTCAAGCCTCGCCTTGATTATTACCGCAACAATCAAGACTATGCCAACCATCATCTGGTTCAATATCTGCTGGGTTGTTCTTGCTTCAACAGCAATCCTCAGGCATTTTTTCTGAGATTGATGGTAAAATAGGGACCATTACAGACTTTTAAGGAACGCCCGTGGCAAGACGTAGACCTGGACTTAACCCCAACTTCAACCTCGGACAGCATATGCTGGACGAACAGAAAAAGTATGATGCTATTGACCAAGCACGTCAAGAAACACTTCGTGGCATAAGTAAACAGCGCATTGCTGGCGGTGCTGAAGTTGACGAAAGTGGCAAGCCAGTATTAAACGAAGAAACTAACCGTGAACGCCGTATAGATGAGTTGCCGTTTCTTGACACTGTGCACGTGGCTCAGATTGCCAACAAACCAGACAACCCTAGAAACTATGGTCAAGGACCTTCGGCAAGTACTCGCCTATGTTCCCACAAGTTTGTAATTGACCAACCTTTGTTTAATATCTACGGTGCTAACGTTGGGTTTATTTACGTACGTTTTCACAAAAAAGGAAAACGAGGTACTGACTGGGCGTATGGTCCGTTTAGTTTTGAAACCTATAAGCAATTTGCAAACAGTTCTTCAAAAGGACATTTCATTAATACAACTTTGAATACCGCTCATAGACCAGCAACTCCTGAAGAAGTTTCAAAATACTTTGGAGATTTCAGCCCAAGCAGCCTAACTGACTCGGCAGGTATTAAACTGAACTGATGCAGAAACTAAACGTTGTACAAGGTGTTGGGAAACTTTACTGGATTTACAGAGATATTGCAAAAGAAAATACACCAAGAGTCTGCAAAGCATTTATGCACGAGATAGGCGGGTATTGGAGAAAAGGTAAAGGCATCCAATTTAAATATAAAAAATATATATTTCAAATAGGTATTTGTAAAAAATATCCAACCGATAGTGAAGAACAAGGATTATTGTCCGTAGTTAATGGTCGCAATTTAGACTATGACCCAACTGAAATAGGAACATGGTAATGAGTATTTGGAAAAAAGTAGTAGACAATACAAACAATTCTTCCCGTATTGGAAAAATGGATAAACCATCTTTACTTAATTGGCTTGATACAAGCCTAATGGAACTGGGTGGTTCTCTTGACAGATATAGGTTTCATAACGGTGAGTTTTCTGAAGTAACAGAACTTATTAACATTGTTAATGAACTACACACTGCTCTGTGTTCAAGAATTGCAGAAGGCAAGTAATGCAAGAAACAGACCCAGAATTAGACGAACTTCAGCAGGTTCTAGACATTGAGGAACTAGCGCCAGAACTAGATGAAACATCTGCTGAATTTGTTGACATGCTGGTGAAACGTATTCTTATATTTACAGAAGAATTCTGTGACGTTGAGTTTTTTCCTTATCAAATACCTATTGCTTATCGCTTAATTGAATCCGTTATCTTAGGTGATGGTGACGAGTTGACAGTTATTGCCACACGTCAGTCTGGAAAGTCAGAAGTAATGTCTGCGGTAATGGCTTCACTAATGGTTATCCTTCCAAAACTTGCTCCCGTATACCCAACGTGGTTGGACAAGTTTGAAAAAGGATTTTGGTGTGGTGTGTTTGCGCCAACTGAAGACCAAGCAGACACGGTGTTTAGCCGTATCGTAACAAAACTTACAAGCGATCACGCTTTGAACTTCTTACTTGACCCAGAAATTGGAGATAAAGCAGCGTCTGGAGGCGCTCGTGGTAAGGGAAAGATTATCAATCTTAAGAACTCTGGGTCGCTTTGCCGTATGCAAACCTGTAACCCAAAAGCAAAAATTGAATCAAAAACGTATCATTTTGTAATCGTGGACGAGGCTCAAGAAGCCGATGAAGTAATGATTACTAAATCCATCAAGCCTATGTTGGCGTTCAATAACGGAACTATTTGTTTAACTGGTACTGCTAACCGTAATAAGTCTTACTTTTATAAGATGATTCAATTCAACAAAAGACGCTTAGTAAATGCTGGAAGGCGTTATAGACAAGCACACTTTGAATATGATTATAGAGTAGCGTCTAAATATAACAGCAACTATGGAAAGTTTATCTCTAAGGAAAAACTACGCATTGGTGAAGATTCTGACGAATTCCAAATGTCCTATTGCAATCGTTGGATTCTTGAAAAAGGTATGTTTGTTACTGAGGAACGTATGGAAAGGTTGTATGACCAATCCATGCCACTAATTAAAGAATGGTGGAGAACTCAGGTAGTTGCTGGTATTGACGTTGCCCGTCAAACTGACTCTACAGTGGTAACCGTTGTTTGGGTGGATTGGGACCACCCTGATGCCTTTGGTTTCCACGAACATAGAATCCTCAATTGGTTAGAGATTAACAACCAAGAATGGGAAAAACAGTATTTTGAAATAGTTGATTTTTTACGCCATTACGAAGTGATGAGGGTTGGCGTAGACTCCCAGGGTGTTGGAGGGGCAGTAGCCGAACGGTTACAACTACTTCTTCCAGACATTGATGTTATTGCAATGTCATCTGATTCCAAAGCACAGCATGAGCGGTGGGTGCACTTAACCGAACTTATCCAGCGAGACCAATTGGTTATCCCTGCTCATTCAAAAGCCCGTCGCACAAGAACATGGAAACGATTTAATCAGCAAATGAGCGATTTGGAAAAGGTTTACAAAGGTCCATACCTTCTAGCCGCCGCACCTGACGAAAAGGGAGCGTTTGACGACTACCCAGACTCCCTAGCCTTGGCGTGTTCCATGAGCATTTTTGAGACCATGCCAGAGATACAAGTAGGGTACTCTCCGTTTTTTAGATAATATGTGCACTAAAAAAATGGTAAAGTTGTGCTACCGAATATTCACATTTGGAGGAATATAACAATGAACGTAGCACCATCACCGATGTTTCCAGAGAAGACCCCAGTAATGTTTGAGCAGACCTATGCTCCAAGCATCCCTGGTAACAAAGGTCCATTGCGCTTTGAAGAAGGTGTGGCAACTGACACAGATGTTCCAAACGACTTTAGTCGTGGAGCATACTTTGATACAGCCCCGTCGCCAATGCGTCAAAACCAACCAAACCCAGAAAACGTGTTTAAACACGCTGAAGAAACCATGCGTGAGCGTGCTCACGTAGGTTCTGCATCGTGGGTTGAAGCCCCTGCGCTTCTTTCTGACTTCGTTACTGGTGCAGTTGCTGGCGACGGTATGCCATCATTTGAGATGGAGTACAACAGTGGCGCTCACATGGCAAGGCCAAACCCAACCGTAGTATTTGACTGATTAATTAGTCGCAATACGACTAATTTTGTATAGTCATGGCTAATACAGGCGCTAGTCCACGGGGTCGCAGTGGCGACCCTAGAAGGCTTATTAAACCGCTAACTACGTCACTATCTGGTATCCCCATTGGTGGCGCAAGCCAAGGCGGTGGTTTATATGACTTTAGTGCAATGCGCCAAGCCCGTTGGTCAGAGTTTTATAATACGCAACATTCCCATAAAAATATGGGTTATGACTTTGCTATTAAAAACAAGTTTGCTCCACATGATGCTGGGCGTAGAACTGGGTTTATTGGCGGTGGTTACACATCAATCCGCAGAGAATCCAGTAGTTCTAAAGTTGTCCAAGAACCGCTAGACCATTTTAAACCTCATAAGGCTTTTGTTCACCTTAGAGGTGCTGGTGTTACTCCTCGTATTCGTTTTATGGACACCTCTCGCATGCGTAGCAGGGCTAAAAACATTTATAACAAGGCTAACCCTCAAAACCTTAATGACCTAGATATTCAGCGTCGTATGGACTATTCTGAAATTAAGCAACTTCGTGTTGGAAATAACGGTATCGGACTCCGTGGAAAGAACTTCGGGGAGTGACCAATGACCGATGCGTGGGCGATTGTCATTGCGGCTGCTATACCCGTAGTAGGAACTGGAGTCGGTTTTCTTATAAGGGAATTCAAACACTTCAGAGTAGAAAATCGTCAAGATCACGCAAACGTAATGTCCGAACTCCGTAAGGTTCGTCAAGGTGTAGAAAATGTTGCAGGGCGTTTAAACACACACATTGACTGGCATATGGATAAGGAAAAGAAATAGTGTCACAGTTTAAAAACATCATGCTTCGTATCCTTGCTACCTTTGCAGCATCAGGCTTAGGCGTTATTGGTGCAGGAGCAATTGCTGGAGTGCCTCTTTGGAAAGCCTGCTTTATGGCTGGTATTGCTGGAGTTGCCTTTGTAGTAGAAGGTTTGTCAAGGGCATTTCTTGACGATGGTAAACTTAGTCTTGACGAAATTAACGCCGTATTCAACAAAGTTGACGGGAAAGACGGAGATAAAAAATGAGTAAAGTTGCATGGGATTACATTGTTCCAGTCGTATTGCCAACAGACCTTAAGGGCGTTGAGCCTGGCAAGTTGCCAGCCAAACTCCTAGTCCCCGCAGTAGGTGGTGGAAAGTTGCACCATATTGCTGCTAAGGCATGGGCAGCAATGGTTGCTACCGCAAAGGCTGAGGGTATTGAACTCAAGCCGACCAGTGCAGGCGACACGTATCGTGAATACGAGTTGCAGAAAAAAGGCTTCCTACAACGTTACAGCCTTGAAGATACGGGAACAGGTAAGACAAAGACCTTTGAAGGAAAGACTTGGTATTTGAAGAAGGGCATGGCAACTCTTGCTACTCCTGGCAAATCCCAACATAATCTTGGTATTGCTGTTGATGTTGCTAACGCCGCAGAGCCAAAGCGTTTGAAGTGGCTCATTGACAACGTTAAAAAGTTTGGTTTCTCGTGGGAAGTAGTCCCTGAAGAACCTTGGCACTTGCGTTACGTATGTGGTGATAATCTCCCTCAAGCCGTGGTAGAGTACACGCAAAGGAAAGAAGCGCAGTAACAAGTTAACAATCTGGAGCACAATTTGTCAAATGACTCATTACTAAACGATTTACTCAACCCATTAAAAACCACAAAAACATCACCTTGTAAAATTGGAAGGATTGTTAAAGACCTTCCTACTAACGAGCAAGACGCACTTGTAAAAGCCGTTGAACTTGTTCGTGATTCTGATGCTCAAGGCAAGAGCAAGGTGTATAGTTCTGTTTGGCTTTCTAAGGTGTTGCGTAAAAATGGATACCAAGTTAGTGTAAGTACCGTACAACGACATGTAAACAAGGAGTGCTACTGTGAGTAGTTTAGAATCGGATTTAACAACACCATCTCAGGACAAGACTAAGTTGCTTGGCAAATTAGTTGAAATGCTTGAAAAAAAGAACATTGATATCAACGAGATTGGTGACATTAAACGTGTCAAGTTGTATCAAGCACTTACAAAAGATGCAGAAGGTGAAGCACAGGTTCATGACCTTGCTGCAATTCAATTTTCACCTAAGTGGGAAACTGGTCCTGAATGGCCTGTTATTCAACAAGGTCCTGCAATTAAATTGCCAACACCTAAAGCAAAGAAAAAGAAAGCAACTACGTTTAAAACTTGCGTAGTTCCACCTGACATTCAGATTGGTTACTACCGCAACCGTGAAGGCATGTTAGAACCAACGCATGATGAAAAGGCACTTGAAATTTGCATCAAGGTAATTGAAGATTTACAGCCTGAAGTTATTGCGCTTGTTGGTGACAACCTTGATCTTCCTGAGATGGGAAAGTATGTGACATACCCTGCGTATGCACAAACTACGCAAGCATCAATTGACCGTGCAACTTTGTTCTGTGCCCAACTTCGTTCGGCTGCTCCTGAAGCAAAGATTATTTGGCTTGCTGGTAACCACGAAGAACGTATGCCTAAGTACCTTGTACAAAATGCAGGTGCTGCTTATGGTCTTCGCAAAGGAAACACACCAGACTCGTGGCCTGTTCTTTCAGTTCCATACCTTTGCCGTATGGATGAGTTTGGGATTGAGTACCGTCCAGGGTATCCAGCATCAGATTATTGGGTCAATGAAAAGTTACGTATTATTCACGGTGACCGTGTGAAGTCATCAGGTTCAACTGCACATGTTTACCTTAACAACGAAAAGACGAGTGTTATCTATGGGCATATTCATCGCATTGAAACGGCTTTTAAAACACGTGAAGATTTTGATGGTCCACGAACCATTATGGCTGCTTCTCCTGGCTGCCTTGCTAGAATTGATGGTGCTATTCCTTCTACTAAAGGTGGCGTAGACCTTGATGGTCGCCCACTTACTCGCCATGAAAATTGGCAACAAGGGTTGGGCGTTGTTCGCTACGAGGATGAGGGTGCTCACCGTTTCTCATATGATGTAATTCCCATCTATAATGGATGGGCTATTTATCAAGGCACTGAATACTCAGCCGAATAACCATGACTACCATTGTTGGTGTGCAGGGAGATGGATTTGCAGTTATCTGCGTAGATTCACGTATCTCTACCATGTTTGCAGGTGGTCTTGCCCAAGTAGGAACACTTAAAGAAGGGTCAAGCAAGGTATCAACTAATGGAAAATATTTACTCGGCGCTGCTGGAGATGTGCGGGCGATCAACATTCTCCATCATGTATTTCAACCGCCCACTCCACCACCAAACCTTAGAGGGAAGAAACTTGACCAGTTCTTTACGGCGAAGTTTATACCAGCGCTCCGTGAGTGCTTTGATGCACAAGGATACTCAGTCCCAGACCTCAACGAAAACAAAGAACACATTGCAGAACAAGGGTCAAGCATCCTAGTAGCAATCAATGGCACTATCTACATAGTGGATGGTGATTATTCATGGGCTTCCGAATCCAATGGTATTTATTCAGTTGGTTCTGGGTCTTCCTATGCGCTAGGTGCTATGCAGGTACTTTTACGCAGTAAAAAAGTAACCCTACATCAGGCTAAAAGTAGTGCACTTCGGGCATTAGCCATTGCTTCTAAGTTTGACCCCTATACTGGTCCTCCGTATCAAACGTTTGTGCAAACTCAAGAAGTAAGCACTAAACGTCGTAAAACGGTATAATCAAAACAGCACATAACTAAGGAGCAATAAATATGGCAAAACAAATCAAACCAGCAGAACTTGCTGACGTGGCTACGAAGGGCGGTGTTCTGGGCGTTATTTCGTATTTGTTTTCAACATACAACGTAGACCCTGCTTTGAACATTGTCGTTCTTCCAGCAGTAATGTATGTTCTTAACGCACTTAGCACTAAGGTTGGTGACCCACAGGTTGCTAACTTCTTTGCAAAGCAGAGCAAGGTTGTTGAAGTTGCAGTTAAAGAGACTGTAGCAAAGCCTGTAACTAAAGCAGTTGCAAAGACAGCGCCTAAGAAAAAAGCAAAGTAAACTAAATAAATGCCCATTGATTTTTGGTCACCGTCTTATCGTGCGGCTTCTAGTGACCTTACGGTATCTATATCCCCGTTAGGTCTTGTTGAACTTGCAGACGAAGAATTTGAGGTACACGGTCCACGCTTGAACCGCTATGCGGCAGCGTGGGCTTGGTACCTTGGGCATCATTGGTCATACCGCCGTGAAATGGGCGAATCACAGTTTTATCTAAACTATGTTCGCACAATGGCAGACTACATCACTAACTTTTGTTTTGGTAGAGGTGTTCAGTTTAAAGTACCTGAGCAAAACAACGCCATTATCCCTCACCTTTTAAATGACGTTTGGGATGGGCACAATAACAAGCATTATGTTCTGTGGGAGATGGGGCAACTTGCCGCAGTTACTGGAGACTGCTTTGTAAAAGTTGCGTATGAAGAACCATACGTAGACACTGTTGGTATTCCGCATGAGGGACGAATTCGTATTATTCCTCTAAACCCTGCTCACTGTTTTCCTGAATACCACCCGCATGACCGTGACAGAATTATCCGATTTAAATTAAAGTATCGTTTCTGGGGTACATCGCCAGAAGGAACTCGTCAGGTTTACACCTTTACTGAAATCCTTACTGACGAAATGGTTGAGCAGTACATCAACGATGAACTTATTGACCAGTATCCAAACGCTATTGGAATGGTGCCTATTGTCCACATTCCAAATACCACAATTTCTTCTTCGCCTTGGGGTCAGTCTGACATTTGGGATATCATCCCTCTTAACCGTGAACTCAATGAAAAAATGGCTGAAGTATCAGACATTATCAACTATCACGCCGCTCCTGTAACCATCATTACTGGTGCTAAGGCTTCACAACTAGAACGTGGACCTAAGAAGGTTTGGGCTGGCTTGCCTAAAGACGCAAGCGTATTTAACCTTGAATCCAGAGGAGAAATGGCTGGCGCTTTGGAATACGTCAATTTCCTAAAGCGTGCCATGCACGAAATTACAGGTATTCCTGAAACTGCTTTAGGTCAATTCCAACCAGTGTCTAACACTTCTGGTGTTGCTTTGGCTATTCAATACCAGCCATTGATGAACCGTTACACAATGAAAAAGGTTCACTTTACAAAGGGTCTTGAAAAGATTAACGAAATCATTATTCGTACTGCGGCTGTGTTTAGACCAGAGATGTTAATTTACAATGGTCTTAAGGCTGCTCAACCAGAACGGGATAACTTAACCCAGTTAGACCCTGCTGACCCAATTACTTATAAAACAACGTGTCATTGGATTGACCCGTTGCCAACAGATGTTCTTATCAAACTTAACGAAGTACAATCTAAAATGGCGCTTGGGCTTGAATCCAAACGTGGTGCTCTTAAGATTTTGGGTGAGGAGTTTCCGAACGAAAAGATGGAAGAAATCTTTGAGGAACTCATGGATGACGCTATTGACCAAGGCGCACTTGACATGCTTCGTTCGCAAATACAAATGGCAGTGATGATGGTAACAGGAATGATTCCTGGTGAAAATGGACCTCAGCCAGCAAGCGCTGGTGGTTCTGATGTATCATCTGCTGGTGGTTCTGAAGGAGTAATGCCTGGAACGGCAGTAAATCCGATAGAATCAGATTTAATGAATCAATTGGTAAGTAAGGCTTACGGTGCTAGGTTCGCCCAGCAACGTAGTCCAGGCGAAGATTAATCAGTAAATAAAAACAGTTAATATCAGCAAAACTAGCGAGGTTATACCTATGGCAAAGCAACCATCCCCAGAACAAGACTCTGTAGTCATTGGCACAGAGAATCCTGTTGTAGAGCAAGAACAACCAAAGGAAGTTGTAAAGAACTTTACAATTGACGATGTTGAAAGTGCTCGCAAGCAGGAAAAGGACAAGATGTACAAGCGTCTTGAAGAAGCCGATGTACGTGTAAAGAGCATGGAAGAACAACTTAAGATTATTTCTTCCGAACGTGAAGAAGCCCTTAAGAAGGCTGAAGAACAAGCACAGCGTGAGGCTGAAATCCTTAAGAAGCGTGAGTTTGAAGAACTTACGGCAAAAGAGTTACTTCTTAAGCAGGAAACCGAATTCAACAAAAAGATTAATGATGTTGAAAACGAATGGAAATCACGCCTTGAGGAAATTGACCGTGACCGTCAAGCACAGGCTGCCCTTCTTGAAAAAGAGCGTCGCCACCAAGAAATACAAACTTATCTAAACCGCCGCCTTCAGGAAGAACAAGAAGCAATTATTCCTGAATTGCTTGGTTTGGTTAGTGGAAATTCTGAAGATGAAATTGAAATTGCAATTGCTAAATACAAAGAAGCAAGTTCTGCTATATTTGAAAATGTCCAAAGAGCAACTGCGGAAACGCAGGTTCGCTTTAAAGGTGCAGGTGTAACAGCCCCACCTGTTGGGCCGATGGAAACTCAAATGGAGCAGCAAACGTTGACGGCGGAAGATATTCGTAATATGTCAATGGACCAGTATCAAAAAATGCGTGACAGGCTCTTGAACGCACGTTCTTCCAGAGGGCGTTTTTAAACTCTGGTAGAATTTAAAATAACCCATTAACATTCCTTACGGAGGATAAAAAACATGGCATATCCAGGCCCAGCAGGTGGTGCAGTCACAGGTGCTGACCTTTCGGCAATTACGACGACAGGTTACTCAAGTGATGCAACACTCTCACCAGCAATTCAGACTATTTGGTCCAAGGAAATCTTGTTCCAAGCAATGCCTGTTTTGCGATTTGAGCAATTCGCAGTAAAGAAGACTGAACTTGGTGTTATGCCAGGTCTCACCGTCAACTTCATGCGTTACAACAACCTAGGTGTTGATGACACCAACGGTGCAGTATTGACTGAAGGTGTACGTATGGAGCCTTCCGCTCTGTCGGCATCACAGATTCAAATTACTGTAAAAGAACAAGGTAAGTCGGTTGCAGTAACCGAACTTCTCTTGAACGCATCATTTGATGACGTTATGGCATCGTCCAGTCGTCTTCTTGGTCGTCACATGGCACAGTCAATGGACGTTCAGGCACGCAACACCTTGTACGCCGCAGGCGTTCCATTCGGTGGCGGTGCAGCCGTTGCTCCATCGGTAGTCTTTGGTCGCAAGACCAACGGTTCAACCCGTGGTTCAATTGCTCCTTACGAGTACTCGGCAGCAGGCTCGGCTTCGGCTCCTGGCTACCTCTCACCAGCAACCATTAAGGACGCTGTTGAAATTCTCGCAGGTCAGAACATCCCACGCCTTGGCGATACCTACGTTTGCTTCGTTCACCCATCACAGAGCCGTGCGCTTCGTGACTGGCCTGAGTTCATTGAAGTAACAAAGTACGCTGCACCTGGCAACTTCATGCTTGGTGAAATTGGTCGTTTGTATGACGTAGTGTTCATTGAAACTACTCAGGTTCTTAAGGGTGGCACGAGCATCGTTGACTTGGCTCCAGGAACCGCTGGTTACCAGGACCCAACAGCAACCTCATACAGCGCAATCATGATCGGTGACAACGCATTTGGTCAGGCAATTGCTTTGCCAGTTGAACTCCGTGACGGTGGCGTAATTGACTTTGGTCGTGAGCATGGTCTCGCTTGGTACGCAATCTGGGGCTTCGGCGTAATTACCGCAGAATCCCGTGTGATTTTGAATACCAAGGGTGGAGCAATTGACTCTAACTTCTAAGTCTTAACTTAGCAAAAATAAGGGGCGATGGTGGTGTAAACTACCATCGCCCCTTTATCATTAACTGTCTAACACAAGGAGAAATACCATGCCAAGAAAAACAAACCAATTTGCAGAATCAGTTGAGGATGACGAAACTGAAGTAGCAATCCCAGTTCCTGAAAAGGAAAGTGGTTTTAAGCAAGCACGTATCAAAGGCACCTGGACAATGTTCTGGGGCGGCGACATGTATAATTTTGTAGATGGAAAAACATACAACATCCCACAAGAGTTGTTTGACCATCTAAAGAATTACGGCAATATCTACGACACTCTCTAAGGAGTACTATGGCGGGTTTTACAATCCCCAACGCACCTGATACTGATAAATCAACGCTAGACCAGTCTGAGCCAGACCGTGTTGATTTTGAAATTCTAGGAAATAGAAGGAAGGGTGTTGTTACTGGTGGTGAGGTTACCTCAGTATCTGGAACAACGGTGGCAGTTACTGCCGCAACCATTGCATATGAAGGGGCTGATTACGCCCTTTCTGCTAATCCTTCTTATACATTGTCAAGTGCTCCTTCTTCTGGAACACGCTTTGACCTTGTAGTAGCACGGTTTGCAACGGGGGCTGTAAGCCTTCAAACGGTGACTGGTACAGCAAGTACCACTAACCCATTGTTTCCTGTATTAGCAGCAACTGATGTTGTATTAGCCGCAGTACTACGTCGCACTAGTGCATCTATCGTAACTAACGACATTATTGATAAGCGTGCATTTTGCTTGCCAAGTGTTCAAGCATTGTCAATTGTTAATGCTGACGTAAATGCCTCAGCCGCAATTGCTTACAGTAAATTAAACCTTGCTAGTAGCATTACTTCATCAGACATTGTTAACGGTACTATTGCTACTGGTGACCTTGCTGATGAAGCAATTACTACTGCAAAACTAGCATCAGGTACTGCACGGGCTGGTTTTAATTCCACTATCAATGCTCAAACTGCAAGTTATACGTTGGCTTTATCTGACCTAGGTAAGTTAGTAGAAATGAGCAGTACATCTGGTCTTACTCTTACAGTACCTTTGGAATCATCTGTGGCATTTGCAGTTGGTGATCGTATTGACGTTCTTCAGACTAATACTGGTCAAGTAACATTTGCTGGGTCTGGTGGTGTAACCATTAACTCAGAAAACTCTAAGACTAAACTAAATGGTCGTTGGGCTGCCGCAACATTAATCAAGCGTGCTACTAATACTTGGGTGCTTCTCGGAAACATTACCGACCTGACGGTGTAAGCATGATACCTGGAGTAGTTAGTTCAGCAGGTGGTCTAATAGCACCAACCCCTACGTTTTCTGCGGTTACCTCCACAGATACTGGCTTCTATTTCACTATTAGTAACTACAACTCAAACTTTAGTTACGCCGTAAGTACGACTACTGGAACTGTGGTTAGAGATGGTGCTACAGTAACGCAAGGCGGTGTGAGTTACAGCACTTCAGCAACTGTGACTGTAACAGCGTCTAAGCCTGGTTGGATTAGCAAGTCAGCAACAAGGAGCGGAACTTCTAATGCTGCTCCTCCTGCTCCTCCACCATGCGTACCTGCTGGTTGTACACCTGCTTGTGGTAGCGCCACCTTTACTGGAGGTGCTGCTTGTGGTGGAAGCATTGTGCCAGGATGTGAGTCTGGTTGTCCAGGTTGTTTGACAGGCAATAGAAGGTGGGCATTAGATTGTTACTCCTATAGTCAGCAATCTTGTGTTGATAACTGTGGTATTACTTACTACAGAACTTGTAGTGGTAATATACCTAACGGTTTCTGTGTAGACTCAACAGTAAGTGCATCCTGTTGTCCATTATAAGGAGTATTAAATGTCTGAAGAAAGTAAAAAACCAACTGTTTTTGCATTTGTTGTAGACGGAGAAGTTGCATGGTTGCATGGGTTTGATTACCGTGCCGAACAAGCAATTGCTGCGATGCAATCAAATCCAGTAGTAGTTGAATGCCCACAAGAAATTGTTGATCTAATGATTCCAAATGGTATGCCTAACTACCTTGGTTGGACATACGCTAACGGCGTGTATAATCCACCAGTATGAGCGCATGGTCTGAATACAAAAAGAAATTAGGAGAAACTCGTCCTTGGGATTTGCTTGACCCCAATACTCCACGAGCAACTGAAACAGATGCAGACAAACGTTTAAGCATTTGCGAGGAATGTCCCGATTTCATTAAACTTACAAAACAATGTAAACAATGCGGTTGTATTATGCCCGCAAAAGTAAAACTGCTTGCTTCTACTTGCCCACTTGGAAAGTGGTAAAAACTTGGGGTTCTAAACCCTAGTACAATAAAATGGTGGAAGAAAGACCAATTCCTAGACCATCTGGAACCATCACGGATATTACACGTATTCGTAGGACTATGACAAAAAGAAAACGGGACGAGTATCCAAGCGTCAATTTCCCAGAACAAGACACCATTCCAGGAGCCGACTCTAAAGGAGAAACTGTATGAGCACCAATAGCGAAGTGTTGGCTGAGGTTGTTGAGATTGCTCGTAATTTTCTTCGTGATTTTCCTAAGTTCTTTCAAACTGCCTTTGATGTACAAACAAGAACATTTGAGTTAGGTCACCCTAACATTGATAAAGATTCTTTGTACATTGCTATATACACATCCAATACACCTATTGAGTTGGCTGCTTCTGCTTTTAACCTTGACCAAAGAAACGGCATTGTTCGCCTAACTAGCACACCTCCTGCCAACAGTCGCCTTATGGTTGAGGGTTATTACTATGAATGGGTTCTCCCAAGTGACCTTGAGTTTTATGCTAAACACGCTATAGAAGCACACAGTCACAACCTTGACATTCCACTAGAACTTGCTGCTCCAGCAGTTATTGACGTAGTGGGTATAGCGGCCCTTCTAGGGGCTTTGTGGGCGCTTATGACGGAGTATAGCCGTGATATTGACGTGATGACCTCAGAGTCTGTTCACATCCCTGGAAGTCAACGATTTAACATGGTTCGTAACCTAATTGACAGTTGGGAACAAGAGTATCGCACAAATGCAAAAGCCCTTAATATTGGACCTGAGCGCATAGAGGTAATGAACCTTCGTCGTGTTTCTCGTACCACTAATCACTATGTGCCTATTTACAAAGCAAGGGAACTTGGCGACTATGGTCCAATTGAGCGCATATTCACAGACCAAGACCATCAGCATATTAAGTACCAAGTAGAAGAACCGTTGCGTGAGGACGTTTTTGTGGACGTAGACCCACCAATTGCCACCACCACAAATGCGTTTTACTAATGGACATTCGTACTGAAGTAGGCTTAATCAGAAAGCATTATCGGGAATATACCCGTAATGTTGGTGAGTCAATTATTTATTATGAGTTCATACCCTTTGGGCAATCCGCAAGCGCTGGGTCATTCTTTGATGACGTATACGATGAAAGCGTTTCTGGGACTGGTGGACGTAGGTACAAAAACGGTGTAGTTATTCCTACGATTATGATTACAGAAACTGAAGACCAAAAGCGTTCAATCCCTGAGGGTCGTCAACCAGTTGAAGTTTCTAACTTTGTTTGCTCATTAGAAGACCTCCGTGACGCTGGGGTATCAGACCCTTTTGAATACCGAAAACATTTAAATGACATGTTTCAGTATGACGGTAGGTATTTTACTGTTACTTCATATAAAGTTCGTGGTCGTGCAAAAGACGACATTATGGTAACCATTGAAGGTCTTGAAGTGTACTTCAATGAGGAATACGCATTTGACCCAGACCTTGTTTTTACCTCAGTTGCCAACTTACCTTGGCCTCCAACATTTGGCAAAGTCTGATAAACTTGATTTAACTTTAGCGAGCGCTAAAGGGTACAACTGCCTAGAAGAATTGGAGCGCATTAACAAGCATGTCGTCTGCCGCACGTTCTTCTAGACCATCATTCATTTCAGGTGAGTTTGAGGTTGTACG